GGAGAGATCCATTGTGCAGAGATGGCCTCGGATAGAGGCTTCACGGGCAACCCGCCTGTGAATATCCTGCCCATTCGCCAGGTCAATACCGGCGCCTCTGAGTCGTTTCCGAAGGATTCGACCATATCCAAGTTGATAAAAGACGTTGATAGAAGGTTCGACAGCAATGCCGCGCCTTTTCTCGCAATCTTTTGGAACCGTTGTGAAACGATTCCCTTGGACGTAGAGGGGACTCTTACCGGATGACGCGCAGGCTTGCGCCCACAGCGTGCCAGTCCACGGGAAGTGGAATGGCCAAGCATCCGTTGTTATGGTGGGTACTGATGACATCTTGTCAGGGACGGTAGTAAGAAGTCCCTTGTCGCCGAATGTCGCACCTGGACCGAATTTCCCGTCAATCAAGTCGGGACACGGTCCAAGGATCCGCTTAGTAATTTTCCGTGCTCGCTCAATAAAAGCGATCACGTCCACATCGGTGTTGGGCAAGCCCGGACACAGGTACGGATACAAGCGGTGATTGGTGCGAAAACACTCAACTTCAGACTGTTGGAACAGCTCGTGGGCTTTAGCCTCGCGGTCAAAGCTCGTGGGTAGCTCCTCAAGTTTCCGAAGTATTCCTACGGCACTGGCATCACGCCAGTAGCTCTCGGAATCAAGGTAGTGTTTCGGATCAACCCTCATGGCTGAGAGTTGATCCCACTCCCCCGACTTATAAAGCATAAAACACTTTAAAGAGGTAGGGGTGGCGAGATCCTCGTAGAGACGAAGGATCGCTTTCTCCACAGCATGTGGAAGGAAGCTAGACATTGAACACCTTTCTCTCGCAGAAGCGAGTAGTCAGTACGGACCGGACATCAGGCCGGCGCGTAGCCGACGGTCAGAGCCTCTTCAACCAGAGCGGCAGCAATCAAGTTGCCGATCTGGGCGCCAAATTCCTCCGCATCGGCGTCGGGCATTTCGCCCGGCATCACTGCGGAAAACTGGAAGTTGGCGCGGGCTGCGACCTTCGTCGTGCTCGTGGTCGTGTCTGTATACACGCTCGGATACGTGTAGTTCCCGTCGACCCGACGCGCCGTACCATCCCCGTTTGCACGGGAGGTGATGCGGAGCTCGGGTCGTTGACCGGGAGTACCCGTCGCCGAGTTGTTGCGCCAGATGGCGGGGCTTTTGTCCCCGCCGCTGGCAACGACAGCCGTGTAGGTCACGTCCGTGGTACCGTCGTTCTTCTTAATGGTGATGTTTGCCATGGTTGGCATAGGATGACTCCGGATTCGCCCGCAGAGACCAGGTTATCTGGCTTACGAGCTGGGTAATCAGGTTTTTAAGGCCTGGAGAAGGAGCGAGATGGCAGTTGCCCCCCGCACCGCGGATAAGCCCGTTATGGGCTTCAGCGATAAAGTTGGACCAGGGATGGATCCGACCGTACGCCGCGTATACGCCCCTTTGGAGTGCTGGTATCTACCAGTACCCCAAAATTCAGCGTTGGATGTCGTCTGGAAGTGAGTCACGTAGGCACCCTCAAGGGTGACCCCCGCGAAGTCGCTGAACGAAGACAAGACGTCTCCGACATTAACAAACCAATCTACCACGAAGGAGAAAGGTACTAACTCCCAAGCAACACTCAGTGGGTTAACGAAGCCCATCTGATTGGCTAGGAAGAGATCAGGGTTGGTAACCCTCATCTTTGCCCCTATTTTGCAGTAGTCGATGAACTCGACCATCTGCGAATAGCGGCCGGTGCCGGACCCGCTGTTATACGGGATCTTAATCGCATACTGACCAGTTCCGACGATTCTTTTGGAATCGAAGTCATGCTGGAGAGTGTCGACGGCAGCGCCTATATCTTTGACTAGAGGTTCCCACCCGAAGTGGTACTCGAGGAAGGCATTTCCAAAGGATTTTGCCCGCCTCCTGGCGACGTTATTGGGGGGCTTGGATAAACCAAGCTCCTTAGCTGCGCCCCAGAAGTCAAAGCGGTTCAACTTTCGCGCAAACTTGGTAATCTGCGTTACACGCTGAACAATCATGCCGATAGTACGTTGACGTTCGAGAACGTTAACGCCCCACGTAGACTGATCGCCCATCTTCCCCTTCAAGCTATTATAAGCCTTGTTGTAGGAATATGTGCCGCACCAGTCTTGAAACGCGGGGACCATGTCAACCCCATTACTGGGGAAGGCAGAATCGGCAACGACTTGCCTCACATCGCAGTAAAACCATAACGGAGACCGATACGGTTTCGGTTGTGTATACCAATAGCTATCTTTATCGAACATCACTGCT